ACAATTTTATCCCATCAAGCCCAGCTTGATGAGACAATTTTATCCCATCGATCAGACAATTTTATCCCACCAATACCAGATAATAAACAGCAGATAATAAACAAAGATCTAAACAAGGCACTTGCAGTGCTTAACGTAACTTCTCCCTCTTCTCTTGCTGTTTTAAAAGAAATTGAGACAGATATTACTCAAGACCGACAATTGGGTCAGTCACCCCTGACAATTGGGTCACCCCCCCCTGACGTAATTGTCATACAGAATATAAATAACTTAAATAAAGAAACCGCAAAAACCCTTGTTACTGACAATCCACACAATATTCCCCATGACTTAATCGAAGCATGGATAACTACACGCAAAAAGAAACGTGCAGCGATAACGCCGAAGGTTTGGCAACTACTGAACGAAGAGCTAAGTAAATGCGACAACCCGTTACAGGCCTTCAAAGACATGGTGCTGGGCGGATGGCAAAGTCTAAAATCAGAATGGGTTAATAAACGTGGCAACGGAAAACAGTTAGATCACAACACAATGAATTGGGCCGAAAACATAGACAAGGATATGTTCTGATGAACGAAACACTAATACTTGATGCATTGACAATTAAGATTGTCAATAAACTGTTTCTTACCTTCGAAGGTATCTTCCCCGCATTTAAAAGCGGTTACGGAAGCCAAAAGGGATACGAGAACGCTAAGCGCGAATGGGTGAAGACTTTGCTGCATGCTGGATTAAGCGATATAAATCAAATTAAAATCGGCGTTAACAAGTGCAGACTGCTTGAATCACAATTTATGCTGTCAGCAGGTAAGTTCGTCTCACTATGCGGAATCATAAAAAATGAGGAAAGATGCCGGGTGCCGATGTTTGAATCACAAAGAAATCGAATTCCTTCAAAACTAAACACTGACATAGCGTTTGCAGAAATAGAGAAGATGAAGCAAGGATTAAAGAAATAATGGCGACTATACGCAGATCTAACTATCGCAAAAAGTAAAAAGGGATACGTATAGTCATAGATTGAGCAAGTTGGTTCAATGAAGTAATTCCTACACGAACCAATGCCTGCACGGTTTATATAGGCTTTATGCTTAGTTGTCTACAGAGTTTTCCACAGCTTTCGTGGATATCTTCTTCTGAAATTTTCGAATAGAACCGCGCCACGTGGTTTTAATACAAATCAGTAGGTCTGTGACTTCTTGAACGTTTAGACTTATTTATCCAATTACCTACTTTTTCAGGACTGCCATGCGCTTCTTGTAATAATGCCAAGGTTACATACTGTACTGTTCCGTAGATTCGATCGACTTCATCCGCAGGAGCCGTTCCAAAAACCGTGTATAAATCGTTTTGAAGTACCGCCGTGATGAATTCACCCGGTATTGACCCTTGGGTAGCGTATTGATACAAAATACGCAAGGATGTGATGCTAGGGGGCTTTACGGGGCACACGACATTACAAGCTTCACACTTGCCCTGCGAATTTAAAACGGTGTAGTTTGATTTCCATTCCCTCATAAAGTTTTGGTACTCTTTTTCATCGTCCGGGTTGCAGATTTTCATATTTTGTCGTACTCTTTTATTGATTGTTGACGTCCGTTGACGTAGTAGTATTTTAGTAGCATGTAGCGATTGCAGTTAATGCAATGAGGTCTAAATCCCGCTCGATAACCTACCCCATCTATTTTTGTTTCTTGCCTACAAATTATACATTTAAATCCTAGTTTGTAGTCTGCTGTAAAATTAACCATTGGTATCCTTGAGTTCATCAATAATCTCACGCAACAAGCATAAAACCGCATCATAAGCGATATCTTCACCAACAAAAATGCCCCGTGTAAGCTCCGTTGATTCTTCAAGATTTTCCAAGCAATAGTCTCGACTATCTTGTTTAAACTCTAGCACTTTGCTCTGTAATTCTTCGAATGTTTTAATCATAATTACCTCAATTCAGTGCGCTGCGATATTGCATCAACACATGACGCAACTCCTCTACCCACGGCACCCGAGCAGTCCATTAAAGCTTGCGCATACGCTTTTTTTTGCTCGTATGTCCAAATTTCAGGAGCTGACAATTTTGCAACCTCAGCAGTCACGTGATAAATAATTTCATAGCATAATTGTTCGTTCACTTCATGCTCTCTAGTAGTACATCTCGACATTTAGCCCAGACTGCAACATCACAATCCATTCCGGCTTCACCTCCGTCAATTGCGTCTTGTATTTCTGCGCAATACTTACTTTTTCCATCAATCTTATCTGCGTATTTAATCAGTAGGTCAGACACGTCTGCGGTACAATACGTTCTGCGTCCTAGCGCGTATCTGAATGCGTAGAACGCTAGGTTGTTGAAATCTTCTTGGTCAATATTCATCTTGCGCCTCTTGTTTAAATCTAACCATCCCCGTCCCCATCGGCAGAGCCATAGCCATCACCATCGCCATGACCATAGCCTGCGCCATGACCATAGCCTGCGCCATGGCCGTAGCCGGATCCATCGCCGGAGCCATCTCTATAGCCATATCCAGAGCCGGAGCCATCGCCACTGCCAGAGCCAGTGCCTTTGCCATAGCCATAGCCTGAACCAGAGCCAGAGCCATTGCCATCGCCATTGCCAGATCCATCGCTATTCTTGTTAACCATTCCCTTCCCCATCGGCAAAACCATCGCCAAATCTATTGCAATCGAACCAGTCGATGCCATCGCCGACCCCAGAGATAGAGCCAGAGCCAGAGGCATAGCCCGTGCCAAATCCACATCTATCTTCATAGCCAGAGCCAGATACCTCGCCATCGCCAAAGCCAAAGCCAGAGCCAGAGCCAACGCCAGAGCCAGAGCCAGAGCCAGAGCCATTGCCATCGCCATTGCCAGATCCATCGCTATTCTTGTTAACCATTCCCTTCCCCATCGCCAATACCATAGCCCGTGCCATCGCCGGATTCATCGCCTGTGCCAGATCCATAGCCTTCTCCAGATCCATCGCCATAGCCTGTGCCAAAGCCAACGCCATTGCCAAAGCTCTGGCCATATCCAGAGCCATTGCCAGAGCTATATCCAGAGCCATTGCCATGGCCATCACCATCACTATAGCCACTGCCAGATCCATCTCCAGAGCCAACGCCATAGCCAAAGTTCTCAGTTTCCTGACCCATCATTCAGCCCAAACTTTCACGCTATCTATAGACTCTTTTGCCTGTTGCGTTACATCTAAAATCTCAATAACTTGCAAAAGCTCTACACGATCAACAGCGCACGGAAATTTGCACTCGCGCGGGGATTTAGTCCCCTCCATTGCTAATTGACTCAAAGATGCTGCGCCTGCCCAGTACCAGATTCGCCTTGCGTTTCGCATAACAACTTCCTGCCCGTTTCTTGACTCAATCATGCCGAAAAACACGCCCGCAGAATACGTTCTAACTATCTTGTATTCAGCTTCGCTTGACTGTTTTACGTAAGTTTCTCCGTTTATTACTATTTCATTGTTGTTCATGTTTTACCCCTTGTTGTTTAAATTAATATTCATCTTGCGCCTCTTTCATCTCTGTAACCTCTTTTTGCATTTCAGTAATAAAAAAATCAATAAATTCACGCAACAAAGGCTCTTCCGCCGCTGTGCATGTTTCCATCTTTTTGTCTATCCAGTTTGTTATTTTAGTTAGCATTTATTTTTCTCCATGAAGTTTTTTAATAAATCAAATAATTCATGGTCTGCTATCATTAGCCTATCGCCTTTATAATTTAAATAAATATCAGTTAAATCAAATTCAATTGATAACTCTTCGTGATCGACAGCAACACACAATTTCATACCGCTATAATGTCTAGTAATCATTTGTAAAACTCCCCGCATTTAATGCATAGTTCACGATACGATCCTAAAGCCCATCCTTTGTTTCTTCTGAATTCCTTCATTTCGGCTATCCGCATTGAATGAACCTCATCACGCTCATGTTCGCACGGCTCTGTCTCATGAATCTCGTCAGACTGCTGATTTAAGATTTCATCCGCATATTTTTCTCGTGTATCACGGTCGAATTTAAACGGCGAACCAGACCCCGCGATACACAATGAATCAATTAGAACTTGATACATAATTTGGAGTTGTTTTTCAGTTATTTTCATTTTTATTCCTTAGTAATTGCGTTAAATGCACGTGCCACGGCTGTAAATCTCCATGCTCTAAATGATGGTTAAAGATGTGAAAAAACGCTACTGCTAATTCAATCGCATTGGTGTCTTTGCTATTTATATGCTTTTCCATATGCGTAATAATTTCTCTCGCATCTCTTATATTTTGCTTTGCTGCGCGTCGCTGTTCTTTAGCAATACTCATGGTTTTGTACTTTCACCCACATGTTTCCAAGTTTCTCGCAATATTATTTTTTTTATAGTCTGCGGACT